GTTTGCACCTGGGCTGCCTCCAGATGTCACCAAGTTGACACTGATGGTCAGATTACCGGCACTGGTGTTGGTGATCGTGAACTTGTCGATGATGGCTTTGCAGTTAACTGCTGTGTACTGCGTGGTCTGGCTGTTCTCGGCCTGCTTTGCTGGGATCAGAACTTTAATGGATACGGTCATAAGACACCTTCAATGTTGTTGGCAACTGTGAGAATGATGGACGGGATGCCTGGATGCGGTGCTGCTGCTGCCTCGGCTAAAATTTGAACGCTCAGATCGTCAACCGAGTACATGATTTCCACATAGTCGCCTGCATTCAGATTGAAGAAGTAGTTCAGCGAAGAGAAGATTTCGGCATTGTTGCCCTGAATCCTGATCTGGCTGGCGCTGTCTGCAACATCAACTCCATTGAGCCGAAACCACAAGTAAAACAGCCCTGTGCCACCAGCAGTCTTGTCCAACTGAAACGAAGTATCAAAGTTGTAGATGCCAGGCGTGTCCACGTAAACACGGGATGTGGGAGTACCCAAATAAACACCGCTGCTGAGGTCTGTATTGTTGAACGTGACTGCTTTTGCGGTGTTGATTGTGGTGGCCGTTTGAGTTGTGGTGTCGTAGAACGAGCCGTATCTTGAACGCTTGAATTCCCTTGGCGGGGGTGCCATTTGCAAGCCCTCTACAGCCTTGGTCAGATTGTCTAGCAGTTCCAATGCCTGATTTGCTTTGTTTTCAGCCAAGGCGCAATTGATGGCCGATTCTTGAGCAAGTGCCGCCAGTTGAGCTAGCGCCTCGTTTGCGGTGGCCGCTGCTGTG